GGCAACAGTGCCCGAGCTGCGAAAGAAAGAGATCTGCTCGAAGGGCGCATGACATTAAGGAACGGCTCAAGGTTGCCAAATACGAATATGGCAACGATCTAACCGTTGGTGTACTGACCGTTACGCTACCTGGTACGAAACATGAATCGGGAGTTCGATACATGAGTCTGAAAGAACAGTATGACTATGCTGTATCCAGGACAACCTTACCCGGGCTTCCGGGAATCCATAGCATGCGAGGGATGAATAGGTTGCTTTGTGGAAAGCCTGATTTCAAAGGCTACGGAAGAAAATCCGTCAATGATGGATTAGGTGCGGTTGGTGGTACCCATTTCATGGAGTTCACCTACAACAACACGAAACAGTGGTGGAATGTGCATATGCACTCCCTTTTCTACGCCCCGGAGAAATTAGATCGTTTGAAGGAAACCTCTGTGCACGTACAGGACGATAACCAACTCCTTCTGAAAAAGGAAGTTCGAGGAAGGCAATCTAAAGCACTCTCGAAGTTGGGATATGGAAAGCGGTATTCGCTTGATTATTGTGAACCACATGAACTTGACATGCTGATCAAGTATTCCTCGAAAGTGGCGTATGCCACTAAACCGTTCAAGGCACCGAAGCATAAACGGTTTGAAATCGAGGAGTTCATGCATACTAACCCGAGGTTAAGTAGACCCTTTGGTCGTAATCAATATAAGATGCCATCATTCCCTGATGGGTATGGCGAAGAGGTATTCCTCGAAGAAAGGTTCTAAAATGGAACCATCTGTTTTGACTATGGCATTTAACACAACTCCTACCGTTGCTGGTAGTACTGGTGAATTTACAGTAGATCTAAGCCAATGTGCTAGTCTAATGAATCGTCGGTTTTATCGACAAGGTATCAATTGGGCAGTTGCCGGAATCAAAGTGATTACTGCCGGAACTGGATCCATTATTGTCAAGAAACTTCCCAATACATGGGTTATGTCGAACTCTTGGGAGAAAGGTTTCAGAGCATGGCAAAAGATGAATCGTGATGCTCTTCAAGAGGCTGAATCTGTTAGACCAAAATTCTTGGATTTCAAAATTTATGCTGATCAAAAACATCACACTGATGGATTTGGTTTGAATCTTCTTCCACTTGGAGCTAATTTTACACCAGCTACTGCAGGTGAATGGATTGCATTTAAGTACGTTATTCCTGATACTACTACTGGTGCTGGTGTCAACAATTTTGAAGTTGTTGCGACTGGTGCTAATTACCCAGGTGGTGGTTCATCCGGTTTGAATGCAATATCTCTTATCGAGGGATATGCTGCATCTCGTGGTCTTCCCGATATTTTGGACCCGAATGCTCCTGATGATGCTGCTGATGTGAATGGATCTACTCCAGAGAATTGGATGAGTGCTTTGTTTAATGATGGTACGAATCAAGATGATCAAGTTCTTACTGATATGATCACTGAAAACAATGAGGCTCCTTATCCGTTTGAAAATGATGGAACTCATACTGATACTCAGTATCCAGGTGGTGCCAACCAATTGGTTGGTTTACAAATTCACGATTGGGATTCCATATCTGGAACTACAATTGGTGGTATGACACGTATTAAGGGAGGAAATTTCCCTTGTGGTTTGGTTCGTTTCGACTGGACACCAGAAACCACTTCAAATATCGTGATTCAAATTGACTTGGTACCCGGTAGTCATCGAGGCTATCTTTGTGAACCTATGACGGAGATGTGATTATGTTGACTAATGCTACTGAAACTGCTATTGCTACAAGTAAGATTGTGGTTATATTGGACCACATCAAGAATAATCGTATTGAGTATTTGTTACTCGTTGCGCTCGGCCATCTCGTCGGAGCAACAGCGTTCCTCTCTGAGAAAGCTGCAGGAGTGTGTGCTTGATGGCGAAGTACAACTACGGAAAGAGCTTCAAGAAAAATGGTAAGATGATGCGTTATCGATATACTAATCGACGCAAATCAACTAAGAAGCTCGTCAAGGCCCCGGCTAAGCGAAGATCTTATCGTCGCCGGTGATTCAATGAAATTGGCACCTTGTACAACGTGCGGATCTACTGAATTAGATGCACGTGTAGTTTGGCCTCCTGGTGCTCAATCACATCTTACTCATGTGATCTGTAAGGCTTGCGCGCAGGAGTGGGTAGAATGAGCTACATAACTTATTTTGAAATTGGCGGACAGGTTATCGAGACCTATGTCGAAGGCCGCCATTATCATGCTCCTCTTCGCCCCCGTGCTGATCCACTTCATCATTACATGAAGGAAGAGCATGGTGTCTCTAAGTCCATGACGAAGGCAGCATTGAAACATGCCTCTCCTGAAGGCTACGATTTTAATCGTGCAGCACGTGGTTATGGCCGTGCCAGACGTGCTCGATGGGCGTTTAGCCTTGCTGCAACATTGGCTGCCGCCGATGGTCCACTCCCAATTGGAGATGTTGCAGCCATTGGTGTTCTGGGTGTCTACGGAACTTACGAAGCAACACAGGCATATGGTGATTTCAGACAGAAATGACACCTTACTTGTTTGTATACCGAACTTGCTAAAAGTTATTTTTTGTTAGCCCGGTACATGGCGGCGAAAAATACCAATGAATATCACCGGCTTGAGTGCTCCTGCCCTCAATGCCAGCTCGAAAGAGATGAAGCATGGCTGATAGGTGAAGATGAATGACTTTTAGTTCGGGCTCTGCTGTAGGCTTAGCGGTCTGTAAGGGCGCGTGGTTGGGTTCTCCCGACCAAGCCTGGAAGCATAAATGCGCCCGCTGGCAACAGTGCCCGAGCTGCGAAAGAAAGAGATCTGCTCGAAGGGCGCATGACATTAAGGAACGGCTCAAGGTTGCCAAATACGAAT